CACCGCCTTTCACAAGCAGAAGCTCCATTTCATCATTCTGCTTATCTTCCATGCTGTCCGTGGAGATACGGCTTCTTGCAGACGGGGTCAGTCCAAACTGCTCACAGAACTTATTCATGATCTTCAAATATGTCTGTGCGATGGATACCTGCGGTACCTGCTGCCAGTATCCGCTCGGGGTCTTTACGATGGTCCCGTGCTGTGTAATGAACTCCTCTGCCTCTTTCCATCTCGCATATGCCTGACAGTATCCTGCGAATGCTGCCATATCTATTTCTGTCAGGATGCCGAGATGCTCCAACTGTTTCGCCATCCTTCTCCATTCTTTCTTTGCCTCATCCTCGAGCCATGCCGGACAGCGCGGGGCCTTTTTCTCCGGCTTTGGTTCGCCTGTATTAAGGCTTCTCTTGCCCGGATTTCCCTCAAGCACCTTGACTGCCGTTGGTTTTGGTTTTCTTCCTCTTTGTGCCACTGTCCTCACCTCCCTGTAAAAATGGCAACAAAAAAGACTCCCGAAGAAGCCTTTTTACATAACCACTATCTGTTTGACCTGTGTATGGTCTCTATAATTTCTTCCTGTTCTTCTCTGCTCACGCCCATGCTTGCAAGTGCCTCACGGGTTCCGCAGTCCGGGCAGATAAGCGTTCTGCCGTCTGCCCTTGAAAGGGCGGGTGTCCTTGCGTATCTTGCCCCACAGCGGGGGCATATCCGTATGTGCAGTGTTTCACTCTTCATGTCCTGCCACCTCCACTGCTTTGATCTGTGCCTCGGAAAGGTATTGCTCGTCAAAGCCAAAGCTGATGTACCCCTGAAGGCATGTGCTGACATACGAAAGGGAAGGTACTCCTATCTTCCGTTCTTCATGCATGATGTACACAAAGCACTTCCTTCTGCGTATCTTCCCCGTACGGATGCCTCTGATATCGAGTTCCATTTCTTTTTTGTAATAAAACGCCGGATATCCTTCGTAGCGGTCAAGTGCCGCCTCATCCGACTCCGTGACTTCCCATACCGCCACGGGAACCTCGCTGCCTTCCTTCGGCTCAATGGTAAGATAGGCTCCCGTACGGCTTCCTTTAAAGAGAAGCTCATAATCGTGTATAACTGCAGTACCAATCACTCTTGCGTGAGGGCATCGTATCCGCATCTGTCTGATGTTCAGGTTGCTGCCATAAGCAATGTAATATCTTTTCATATTGTTTCCATCCTTTCTGAAGGGAACACCCTTCTACCACCTTAAGACCGCTCATGGCGGTCAGTGCTCCAAGGTGGCAGAAGGCTGTTCTCTTCAAGCAGCCCTTCCGTTTCTGAAAGCGGTGTCTCCTGCAAGTCTCTCTGTAAGGATGTCCCTTGCGGTCTTGAATTCATCCCCGATGAATCCGAGGCGTAAAAGCCATGTCCTCATTGCATATTTCGGATTTTCTGTCTGCTGCGGTTTCGGGCTTGCCGTCCTTACTTCCTTTGCCATCTGGCTTAAGGCAAGGCAGAGCTGGATGTAGCTTTTCAGCTGTCCCGCATGCAGTCCGTTCAGCTTTCCGTCAGCCGGAGCATCAAATTGGAAAAGTCTGAACTCGACCGTTCCCTTTGTGAATGTTGCATGGTAGTTTAACATATGGTATCGGCTGTCATTGTAATGGTGGTCTCTTCCGTAGCTTGCCCCGTTTGCCGTGTACCAGATGTCTGCAAGGGCTGCCATCGTTTTTGGTTTCTTTTTATTGAGTTCCTTAAGGAATCTTGGGTCTACCGTTTTGCAGTAGCGGTTCATCCGCCAGCTGTCGAGGTTTAAGGCATCCGCTAAAAGGTTCTCGTGTCCCGCCATGATGTTTGCAAGATTTCGTAAAGTCTGCGGTGTGTGTCCATTTGCTCCGATGTGGATGTGGACTCCGCATCCCCTTGTTGCATCACTCTTGGCTCCCGCATGTCTGAGCTTTCTTATCAGTTCCTGAAGAAGTTCGATGTCTTCGTAGTGAAGGATCGGTGTGACCAGCTCGCATTTTTTATCATCCGGTCCCGCAATGCTGACATCCTTCTGGAATTTCCATTCCCTTCCGCTTGCATCCCATGCGGACCATGTATAATATCCGTTTCTGGAAGCCGTGTTTTCAAATCTTCCTGTTCCGAAGAATGCCGCTGCAAGTTCTGCAGCCTTATCCCTTCGGATGTTATTCATCTCAACCTCGACCCCGATGGTCTGTTTCTTCATTTCCTCGATCTGCTTTGTAATCCTTTCGTTCATGGCTTGTACCTCCGTTTGTTTTCTTCCCTTTCGGTAGGTACATATTCGCTCTAAAACACACATATATCCAGTTATATGTGAGCCATAAACTACACAAAGATTTCAAGGGAAAACTGTGTATATTATGACTATATTTTACGCCATTCATCCACTCCGTAGATCATCGCCAGCGATCCGTGTCCGTCCCATACCGTGTGGAGCTGTCCTGCGTCATCCACATATTCCACGGTTCCTGTTGTTCCTGACGGAATCTTCCGGTAGGGATCATCAAGGCGGATAAGCTCCACCCTGGTTCCCGCAGGATATTCCTTCCTCAGTCTCTCAAGTGTCTGTCTGTTTACTCCGAACATACCGTTGACCCCCTTTCTGCCCTGCGGTTGGCTTTCCACTTTTCCGCATCTTCTGGGGTCCGGAATGCCGTATGACCTTTCAGTCCCTTAAGGAAGAAGGACCTTGTTTCCTTTCCTTCGCTCCCGCCAAATCCGATGGATACCAGCCATGCCCTCATGTAATATTTTTCATTCTCTTCAATGGTCTGTTTCGGATTCACACGTTTCTGTTCCGATGCTTTCTTTACCATTGCCGATGCAAGTCTGCAGTATTCCATCATGTCATCGGTATGCGGAAATCCCGTGAACTCAATGTTCCCGTCTGCAAAGGTAACACCGCTGCATCCGCCCTGTTCCGTAATGAACCCTGCTGCCGTCTCCGTATCTTCGAAGGTACTTTCGGCAAGGGCATTTACAAGGCTGTCTGCTATGGAAATGCACTCCCTTCCGACTGCCCTGTTGATAAGGTACTGTTTGGAATGCATCATGTTTATCAGGTTGATGATGCCCTGTGGTGTCATTCTGCCGATCGGTATTTTGATCTCTGCTTCCGGTTCTTCCGTCTGTGTTTCCTGTGGCTCTTCTGCCACGTCATTCTGGAAAAGCACCCTTCTCACCTCGTCTTCCATGCTGTCATCTTCAAGTATGACCTTTGCGTCCCTGTCCACCGTGATGCTTCCGATGCGGTATGCAAAGGATGGCGGTCCAAGGTATTCTGACCTCTGTCCGAAATGTCCGGATAAGGCTTTTACTAATTCTTTCCTGTTCTCAGCGTTTGTAATAATTTCCATTCTGCTGGTCTCCTTTCCTTTTGGTAGTACCATATATCACTCTGAATGCCCGTATAGTCAAGCAGATAATGGTACTTTCCAAAAGAAAATGTAATGTCAGCTTCTGGACTCCGGAAGTGACATCGCAACCGCATAAGCGACTGTTGCGGTGACTGCATTCCCGGCCTGTTTATAAAGCTGTGCATCGGAGTTGACGGCAGAGGCACGGTCAAAAAGCTCATCAGAAAATCCCTGTAAGCGGAAGCACTCCCTCGGAGTCAGCCGTCTGATGCGGCCGCCCCTCATGAGCGTTCCCATCTGCCCGGAACAGTCCAGTGTCTGGGAGCATCCTTTTCCGACCCGTCCCCTTCTTGTCTCACTGTCTGGGTAGGCAAGGTTGATACCGTCCCCTTCCCGTGCCACTTCATATCCTGCCTTCGTGGCATTTTTTACTTTGACGGAATCCACCTTTTCACAGACATACACACCGTGCCTGTCCTGAGAGGTCAGGGTGAACATCGGCTCTCCGTCCTCTTTCATCCGTCTTCCGTTCTGCCGTTTCTCCATCCGCTCCGGTGTAAGCACCGGGTGGACTTCCAGCACGGCTGAGTTCATGGCGGTATGGTTGGTCATCCCGGCTGTGTACCTCGCTGTCAGGCATCTTGCCGTATCCGTGATCTTCGGATCATGGTTGCTCTGGTCGATGAAGTAAAGACCCGTCTTGGCCCCGACACCGCCCGCATTCCCCACAAGGGTTGCGGAAATGCCGTCCGTCCCATAAACACGGTAGCCCTGCATACCTCCTATAAGCTGGTTAAGAGCTGCTGCGTTTTCTCCGGTGAGAGGTAATATTTCTCGTCTACCTCTGCTTCTAAGATTTGCGATAATGAACACACGCTCACGGTTCTGCGGGACTCCGAAGTTTTTGGAGTTAAGCATCTGCCACCGACAGTCATACCCTGCTTCGTCCATTTCAGACAGAACTGAGGCAAAGTCGAATCCTGCATTGATCGATAACAGGTTCTTAACGTTCTCAACAAGTAGGTATGAGGGTTTAGAACTTTCCTCTTTGCCTTTGAGGAGGTCAATAATGTTGTAATATATTCCACTTCTTTTTCCGACCAGTCCCCGCTGTTTTCCGGCAACGGAGATGTCCTGGCATGGGAATCCGAAGCACCAGATGTCTGCATAGGGGACATCTCCGGGTTTGAGTTTTGTGACATCATGAGCTTTCCACTCTCCTTCCGTATCATACATTGCCTCATATGAGGCTCTTGCAAATTTATCATATTCACAGTACCCGATGCATTTATGGCCGGCAGTTTCAAGACCGAGCCTGAAGCCGCCGATGCCGGAACATAGATCAAGGAAGGTCATCTGTTTCATTATACTGCCCTCCCCTGCATAATTGCTGATATGAAATTTTCATATCGTCACGGATGACAAATACATCCGCATCCGAACCGCACTGTCCAATGTAGCGGTTTACAATCACATCCACAAACTTCTCATCCAGTTCAATACCGTAGCAGATACGGTGTGTCTGCTCACAGGCGATCAGCGTAGAGCCGGAACCAAGGAACGGATCAAGCACGATGCAGTTGCTCATGCAGGAGTTCTGGATTGGATAAGCCATAAGCGCCACAGGCTTCATGGTCGGATGGTCCTTGCTTGCCTTCGGACGGTCATATTCCCATATGGTGGTCTGTTTCCTGTCGGAATACCACTGATGCTTCCCGCCTTTCTTCCATCCGAACAGACACGGCTCATGCTGCCACTGGTACGGGCTTCTTCCAAGAACCAGTGCGTTCTTCTTCCAGATGCAGCACCCGGAGAGATAAAAACCTGCATCCTTGAATGCCTTTCTGAAATTCAGCCCTTCCGTATCCGCATGAAATACATAAATGGAAGCATCCTGTTCCATCGACTGCTCCATATTTACAAATGCTGCAAACAGGAACTTATAGAAATCCTCATCCGGCATGTTGTCGTTTTTAATCTTGCCGGCCGTCTCCTCGACATTTACATTGTATGGCGGATCCGTCAGGACAAGATTTGCTTTTTGTCCATCCATCAGCTTATCGTAAGTTTCCGGCAGAATGGAATCACCGCAGATGACACGGTGCTTTCCAAGCAGCCATACATCACCTGTCTTTGCCACGGTCGGTTTTGCAAGCTCCGCTTCCACATCAAAATCATCTTCCGTGATCTTCTTATCATGTACGGAATTAAAAAGTTGTTCGATCTCCGGCGGTTCGAAACCCGTGATGCCGACATCGAAATCCGAATCCTCAAGGTCTTTGATAAGGTCAGCTAGGAGTTCCTTGTTCCATTCGCCCGTAATTTTATTGAGTGCTACATTGAGTGCCTTCTCCTTGGTCTTGTCGATATCGACCACGATACATTCCACTTCCGTGTATCCGAGATCTGCAAGGACCGTGGCTCTCTGGTGTCCTCCGATAATGGTCATGTCTGAGTTGATGATGATCGGCTCGACATAACCAAACTCCTTAATGGAGTTCTTGATTTTTTCATATTCCTTATCACCCGGTTTTAACTTCTTCCTCGGATTATAGGAAGCCGGGATAAGGTCTGCTATTTTATAACTCTGAAACTGCATCTTCCATATCCTCCTCTGCTAAAAATCTGTGCCGGAAATAACATTCACGGCCACAGTATTTTCTGTTCTTGTTTCCATAGGAAATGAAAGGCTTCCCACACTGCTCACATACAAGCGTGTAGGAAGCCTTCTCGCTTTTCTTCACTGCTTCCTGGTGTGCCTTCCACCATTCCCTTCTGCATTTTTCACAGCAGAATCTTCTCGGTCTGCCGGTCTTCGGCTGCGTGATCGGATTACCGCAGAAGTGGCACACCTCTTTACCGTCCACCATGAGTTTCATATTTTTTGAAACCACCGTGGCGTATCCGGCAAGGTTATGTCTCTTGCAGTAATTCCTTACGATGTCACGGGACAGTCCGATTGCCATCCCGATGGCTTTATAGCCCATCCCCTTCATCCGCATCTCATTGATCTGCTTTGCCTGTGCGTCCGTCATCCTTTCCACTCTCCTTCCGGCACACAAAAAAAGACCGGAAAAACAATGTTTTTACACTGTTTTCCAGCCTTAAATAATGCTTTTTTCCTGATTTTCCGGCAAAAGAAAATACCCCTTTTTGCCGTGTTTTAAGTACATTCTGCGAAAATTACCATACCCTTTTTATATCCCCCCTGTTTAATTCTGCGAAAATTCACGCAAAGGGGGCCATCGGTCTTCAGCAGCTCAGCCTGTAGAGATTCAGATACCCCACGGTCTGCCGTCAGAACCGATACTCCGGATTGTTATCTTCGTTCCATGTCTTTTTATCATGACAGGGCTTGCAAAGGCTCTGCCAGTTCTTCTCGTCCCAGAACAGGACGGGATCGCCACGGTGCGGTCTGATATGATCGACCACGGTTGCTGTCACTGCATGACCTTCCTTTAAGCACTGAACACACAAAGGATGTGCCTTCAGGTATCTTGCCCTTGCCTTCTGCCACTGCCTATTGTAACCACGTTTGCTGCTGCTCGCCCTGTCACCACGGTGCAGTGCTTCATGCTCCTCGCAGTACAGTCCGTCTGTCAGCTTCGGACATCCGGGGTGTCTGCACGGCTTCTTTGGTTTCATCGGCATCCGCCATTCCTCCCTTCTATGTACACGGGCGGTGTGAAAGGATTGGAAAGACACCGCCTTACGGCAACATAAAAAGGAGCGTTTCCGCTCCCTTTCTTTTTTGCCATCTTAATCATAGCAGATGTAAATTAAAAAGTCAGTAAACCATTAGTGCACCTTTAGTAAACCTCTAGTACACCACCTTTTTATTTCTTTAATCGAAGCAGACTCTTGCCAACAGAACTGATAGCTTTCCCACCCATCTGCCTTACTTGTTTACTGGAAATAAGTTTTGCAGAAACAGCAATCAGCATCATACCACCTACGATATTTCTTTTTGTCGTATCTCCTTCTTCTTTCAAAAATTCGTTATGTCCGTCTATTTCTTTTTCCTTGATACGATCAAGTTCCTGAATACGCTCTTTCGCCCATTGGATTTTTTTCTCATCTTCCGAGGTCTTTATAATATCATAAAGATCTTTTCTTTCTTGTTCCTGACCTTTATCTACGGTCTCCTTAAAACTGACAGATGAATCTACCGTCTGTTTATGTACTACTTTCAAAGAATCATAACCATGATTTACATTGTCCTTTAAAACATTCAGCTTATCCATAAATTTTTTATGTGCTTTATCATATCTTGTCACATTAGTATTTGCTGTTCTTTTCTCTGCCATTTATCATTCTCCTTCCAGAAAAGCCGTAAGTGCCTGTACTTTTTCTTCTACTGATTTCATTCTGTCACTGATTCCGCTTTGTAAAATAGGCTTCTTTTTCTGTATCAATTCTTTTTCCTTATGTTTTCTATCCGCCATATTACTAATAGCTTCCAACAGTTCAAATTT